TTAGATTATCAACATATCTATTATCAACATTTAAAACTTTAATATTGCTTAAGTCTAAACCTTTTAAAACATAACCCTTACCAGCGCCGGGAGCACCAGATAAAATAATAGCTTTAGGTTGACTTACTTGTTCTAGTAAAAGATTATAGAGTTTTATCATATGTTATAAATATACGAAAAATACCCGGGATAGCCTAGTTTTTATGTGATTCTCTTTACCGTAGTTTTAAAGGAAGAAGTAGCGGGTTTATGTTTAGGGTTTTCTAAATCAAATATTCTCTTTACAGATTTATAAATATCTATATTTTCTTCTTGGGTTCTTGGTGATTCATATATTTCCCAATTTTTTCCTTTTATTCTATTACCTGATTTATCTTGTCCTCTAGATTTTGATTTTAACCATAATACACCTACACGATTTACTTTTTTACCAAAACATTCTTCATACATTTGGGCATATGCTGCACCTTGTAAATCATAAGTAGTTTGTAAGTGGTTAGATGTTTTAAAATCAATAACCCATAATTCATCATCAATTTCACACACACAATCACAAGTACCTGCAATTTTTAATTTATCTGAAAATAAATGTACTTCTGTTTCAATTAGTGTTGGTTTGTGTGTTTCCCAAAAATTTACAAAACGTAAAAACATTTGCCATACTTTAGGATCCATTTTAGGGTAACCTTCAGCATTTAAATACTTTAATTCTTTTCCTTCAAAATATCTTTCAATTAATTCATGCACCGCTGTTCCTTCTTCACTTGCTTTTTTTACTATCCAGTCAGCACTAAATCCTACTTTTTTTAGCCAATCTTCAAAATGTCTTCCTTTAGGATAACAATTTAAAACATAGGTTACAGATGGATAATACTGGCCATTTCTTCTATAATATCTAGAATCAGGTAAAGTAATTTGTTTATGATCGTCCGAGATTTCTAGGACGCGATTGTATGATTTTTTGATCATATTGCTAATTTATGTCCTAAAAGTGTTGAATAAGTTAAAGGAACAGTTTTTTGTACTAATTTTGTGAAATTTTCGAAACCCATTTCACTTGGGTCCTTATCTTGCATATCAACAAGATAGACTTCCTTACCTTCTGCCATTAAGTTTTCACAGAATCGTAAAGCTTGTTTTAAAGCATCCTTATCTAATGCTATATAAATTTTATCTACTAATGAAATAATAATTTTTTTCATTAAGTTACTTTGAATATTTTTTCCTAATAATGGTATAGCATTCCTTTTTATAGCTATTGCATCAAATAAACCTTCACATAAAATAATAGGTACATTCCAATTTATTAAATGTTCATTAGGAATTATATCTCTACTTGCTGGTGGGTTTCTATATTTTATATATGGTTCTTTTTCAAATGATCGAGCTGTAAAATAGTTTAGTAGCCCATCTTTATTATAAGTTGGAATTATAATCATATTTTGATATAATCCTTTTTTACAATAACCTATATTGTACTTTATAATATCGTGTTTACTCACGTGTCTCTTTTTTAAGTACGCAAGCGCGTGCCTTGCCATTATATCATTAATATTAACGTCATTCAGGCTAATAAATTCAGGTGGTAATCGTACAGCGTCATGAGTTTTATTAAAATCAGCTGATTTTGAAGATTTAATTAATGATTTAGCATCATTTAATTTAGATACATCAACCCCAACTAGTTTAAATAAATTATATATTGTTTTGCCCTTTTTATCACAAGCCCAACAATGCCAAGGATTAACTCCCTGTTTATTTTCTGTTAAATTTACTTCTAACTTTGGTTTATGGTGATGGCAAAAGGGACAAGAATAAGCATAATTATTTCTTGCTGTTGCTTTTCCCGTTCCTAGAACAGAATTTACCAAAGTTACTAATAACTGGTTTATCATAACAATATAATATACACTAACAATTTTTAATTTCCAAGGGATCTTCATATTCAATATCTTGAAAATCCTTAGTATAAAACTTCCCTAAAATATTATCATTAAAAAATTCATCGGGTTTTTCTAATACTTGGTAAATAAATTGGTATTTAGTTTCAAAGTAAGTTAATAATTTTTTATTAGGAACAATTTTAATTATTTCCCTTTTAAAATCTTTAGCTTTACTTTCTAATAATAACTGTTTTAATTCTTTTTGAGAACCGTAATAATTTTTCCAATCAGATTCTTTTATAACTAATTTATAAGAAGGTCTTCTACCTACTAAATTTTGCATTTTAGCTAATTCCCTTTTTCCTACCTTCATTTTTTTAGAAAAATATAATACTTTTTTACCTATATATTTTTTATTAGTAGGTAAATGGGTTATTACATAAACAAACCCATAAGAATTAGGGGGGAAATCTGTGATTTCTTTTTTGGTTTCGCCTTTATAGGTCCAACTCATATTGTGCTTTTTAATTAAACTAGAGGTTTAATGCAACGCTAATACGTATTATAATTTACCTTCATCGCGCATTTGTTTTCTTATTTTTGTAGCTGATATGTCATGAATATTAGAAGGGGGGATATGTTCTATAACATCATATCCTACTCCTCGCCCATAATTTATAGATTCAACATCTGGTATTTTAATAATTTTTATTTTATTTTCTTGTATTAAATCTTGTAATTCATTAGATAAATTAATCATTACTTCATCTGCGGTCCATGGTTGTTTTTCGTTGGGTTCAACATCTCTTATGCAAATTAATACGTTTTTACCGTCATTTAAACGTTGATCAATTAACCATCGATGACCTTGGTGCCATGGTTGCCATCTACCGATAAACATTGAATATTTCATAATTTTAATTTACTTGCTATTTTAATAATAGATTCAATTTCAGAATCTTTTGTTGTATTTACATTTAAATAATCTATTGAAGGTGGTGAATAATTTATAACATGGTATTTTTCTCTTCCCCTTTTTATTTGTTTATTATCATAATGAACATATATTTCTTTTATTTGCCAATCTAATAAAGTTTTAAATTCTTCCCTTTGATCTAAATAAGGAGATACTAAAGAAACTATAACATCTTTACCTTGATTATGTAAATAATGGGATATTTTTTGTGCAGCATCTATGTTAGCTACTCTGCCTTTTATAGAATAATCTTTATTAGAAAATAAATCTCTCATTTCATCTCCATCAATACGAAAAGCATGAGGTAAAAATTTATCTTTTAGTAAATTTGCAAGAACAGTTTTACCTGAACCTGGTTGTCCTGTAAACCAATAAATCATAGTAATTATTTAAAAATGTAACTTTTAACAGGTAATACTTCTTTTAATGGAAATTTAATTTTATCAATAATTTCTTTATCAATTAAGTGAGGATGTACCCACCAATCTTCAAATACACTACTATTATCCATAGCTATATTTCCTGCTACTAAAATATAACCTTGAGATTCTAATATATTTCTTGATGCTTTTCTTACTTTTCTTGTTCCATCATTATAATGATCATGTTCAAAAGTAACTACACCAAATTTTATTTCTTCAAATGGTATTCTTTTTAAAACTTCTAATGATTGATAAGCTGGATCTATATCTATTGATAAATAATCTATTTCATTACTTAAATTATGTTCTTTTATAAATTTAAGGTAATCAACTTCAGTAGCATCAAGTTTATGAATTGGGTTAGTTCTTGCTGATTCTTCCCATTCATCACAATAGGGTTGATGTAAATCGATAGATACACCTTTCCAATCTAATTTTTCTAATAATGCCGTATTACTACCCTTATAAGGTTGTCCACCTCCAATTTCTAAATATGTACCTTTTCTTTTACCTCTATGGCATCTTAATACAAATACATCTTGTAAACATTGTGAATAATTATGGTCTATTTTTTTTAAATCTTTAAATCTAAAATTATCTTTTACATTTTTATTTTGATCACCTGTAAATAAAATAGGTTCATGTTCAATAGGTATTACTTTAAAGTTTTTAAGATTATTTAATACTATAGTAAAATATTCTTGATTATCTATAGTAGGGTCAACATATAATTCTTTCCATAATTCTATTGAATGGTTTCTTTGTCCTCTATACCAACAAGTAAATGCTTCTTGAAATTTTAACCCCCAATGTCCAACATAACCTACATCAGAACCTAAAGATTTAGCATTAAAATCACATATTTTTTGACCTGCAACAGCAAAATAATGAGCTTCAGTCCATTCTTCTCTTGCACTGTGCCATTGACTTAATAAAAAATAAGCTTCTGGTCTTTTAGGCATATGAGTCATAGCTATCATCAATTGCTCTTTTTCCCAAATTGGTCTTCTAGTTTGTTTTGCTACACATCTATAAGTTTTTAATATTGATTCATAAGCTAAAGTATCATCATCAGTTAATTCAGCACACCTTAAAAAGAAAGATAATGCTGCAGCTGTTTGACCCATTGCTTCGTAATATAAACCAGTATCAAAGTTTGTTCCTGGGTCTAAAGGAGCATCTACATACCTGTATATTTGTTCTTTTAATTGTTTTTGGCTTACCATATTATTTTAATTTTTCTAAATCTTCCCATTCTAATTTATCAAGTAAATGTTTTGGCCACCTCATAATAAAAGCAGCATTATCTTGATAACCAAATGTAATTAATAAATCATCTCCATCAAGGGCTAAACCACAAGTAAATTCTATTCTTGTACCCATATATTGAAATTGTTTTGATACTTTTACTAAATTCCAATCTTCATCCCACATTACAAATCTGTGGTAGTAAAAAGCATCTTTATGTCCCCCTTCATGATGGAAAAAATCTACTTCATGAGTAATACAAGTATACAAACCATCAATTTTTACAACTTGAGATCCACCTCTTAAATCCCAAGGTAATTTTATATAATCATTTTTAGTAATTACAGTTTCACAACTTACAGTATCTAAAATACCTTCTTTAACTTTTTCTTTTCCTTTATCGTGTAAATTAACTTTAACTATTTCTAAAGGATTAGTCCATTTTAAAAAATGATATGGCATATCTAATACAGGCATCCAATTTTTTTCTAAATAATTTTGAGATTTATGCTGTATTCTTTCTCTAGTTTGTTCTTTACAATGTTCATTAGTCCAATCAACTTCACATAATTCCATCCTACCTTGTCCATTATCATAAACATCCCTTCTTACCCCACAAACATATAATTGGTTATCCCATCTAATTACTCTAGCATCTTCTAAACCTACAAAAGACCATATTGGTTTTATATCATGTTTAGAAGTATCTAAATTCTGAAATTCTAAAATTTCATGGGTTTTTCTATCTAACTTACATAAATAATTACCTGTAGTTAAAGTTAAATCATCTTCAGGATTTAAATAAGCTAATGTCCCCCACTTACAATAAAATTTTTGATTATATTCTGCATGATATAATGTATAATGTACATGTCTTATATTGGCTAATAAATCTCCATTATCATCTAAAAAAATAGAAACGTTACATAAACCAGTACCATCTGTTAATTCTGATGGTATAATTAATGGGGTAAGACTACCTCCATTATGAATTGCAATTTGTGATATATTATCTAGCATATTTTATATATAATGTCCTCCTCCTAACCATAATACAAATGATTTTCTAGTTCCTTTAGTTACAGGTGCTACTCTATGCATCATAAATGATGGAAAAATAAATACACATCCTGCTTTTCTTGGAGCTTTATTTATAGAAGTTTTACTCCAATCATTTTTATCATTAGGAAACGGGCCCCCTTTAAATAATTCTAAATCTCCACCTTCATATTCATCAGCTTCTGATAATTGAACTGTAATAGATATTTTTCTTTGTGAACCCATATTAGGTCCTATATCTTGATGCCATTCATATTTACCACCTGAATGTCCAAGATATTCAGTATATTGTATTAATTCAGGCATTGTAGCTAAATTAAATTTCCATAAACTATCATTTGCCTCAATTGCCATATTATTTAACTTTTCATATAACCACCACCACTGTGTATTTTGAGGTACCCATTTTACTCTAGATACTCTAGATGAGGAAGTATCTCCTCCAAAAGTAGATGCTGTATGTAAAGGTAATTTACTTGTATCTTTTTCTATTTTTTTTAATTCTTGTTTAGTGAATCCTTCTTCAAAGAAATAATAATTTGTTTGGTCTACAAATTCGGGATTCATTTGAAATACTTTATCCATTAGTCTTTATTTATTGATTGAAATATTTTATTTATATCGAATACATCCTCTTCATCTGTCCATGGAATATCTAAAATTCCTTCGTTTAATTCATATTGAGAAAATGTTTTTGAGGTTGTTGTAAATTCTTTAGCATGTGGGTTTGCAAAAATATTATCATGTAAGTCATAACCCAAAACTATAGGATTAGTTGTAATCCAACATACTGTAGATGGTAAATTTAGTGCTGCACACATATGTTGAGCAAAACTATCTATAAATACTCTTTTCTCTGATAGCATAAGCATATAAGCTACACCTCTTGGAGTATCACTACATTCAAGGGTATCATTATAACTTTGTTGATCTGGTCTTTTTATATGAATTATATTATAATGAGGTCTATATTCTTCTATTAATTTAACTATAATATCTTGAGGTAAATCTCTTGCCCAATTATATCCCGGATATACTTCAGGGTGAATAACTCCACCATTTGTATGTAGAACTAATAAAGGTTTAGATTCAATTGCAGGGTTATATATTTTACCATAATATTCTTTTTCACCTTCT